AGTTCGGCGCGGTCGCGGACGGCACGACAGACGACGCGGTCGCTCTTCAGAACTGCTGCAACACCATCATCGCGAAGGGTGGCGGGCGTCTCTTGCTGCCTGCGGCCACTCTCCGCATCAAGGCCACCATCAACATCAGCGTCTCGAACAGCCTCAACTTCGCGATTGAAGGCGCGGGCACGTTCGCCTCTGTTCTGTCTTTCTCTGACGCCGTCACGGATGGCATTGTTTTCACGTCCAGTCAGACCACGGCCAACCAGCACCCTAACTTCGAGCTGACCAAGTTCGCGATCGAGACGTCCAAGAAAAACTCCGGCACGGCGGTGATCGCGACCTGGGCAAATGACTTCAATATCTCGCGCCCGTTCACGATGGACAAGGTCGTGATCCGGCAGTGCATCACCCGGAACTCCGACAGTGGCGCCGACTACGGCTACTGGGCGCGCGGCGTATATGTGAACAACGCCCGCAACTCCAGCATCGTCAATAGCTACATCCAGGGTGAACTCAGTCTTTCGCCGGGTACAGGCATCGGCGTCGAGCTCGCGGGCGAAAGCACTTTCTTCACGTTCCAGAACAACCTCGTGTCTGAATGCACCACGGGCTACTACATTGGCGGCACATCCGAGGGCCAGAAGTTCAGCAACTGCTCCACGGTCTATTGCCGGTATGGCATCCAGCACCGGAGCGGGTCTGGCGCGCAGCCGGAACTGGCGATCATCAACTGCGATTTCAACTGCGCGAACGTCGGCGTCTGGGCGGAAAACATCCAGATGATCTCCATCACCGGCTCTACCTTCTACGCCAGCGCGGGGCTTGACAGCGGCACCTGGCCGTCATGGACGGGAGTCCTCATACAGGGCACGCTTGCCAGGTATGCTTCGGTCTCGGGGTGCAAGTTCTCCAAGGAAGCGCGCACCGGCGACACGACAGTGTGCATCGACGCCAATGGCTCCGGCGGGTCTTGCTTGGCCGTGTCCGCCTGCCAGTTCTACGGGTTCTCCGGCAACCCGGTAACATACGGCGTTTTCGCACGATCCGGCTTCACCCGCTGCGACGTCGATGAAATGTGCCAGTTCGAGTACGTCACCACGCCCTACAGCAACAGCGGTGCGCTTTCCCAGCGTTCGCAGAAGGTGATCGGTGGCTCGACCTCGGTCGTGACGGCGACCGCGATCACCTTCCCCAATGCCTTCTACGAGGCGTGCACGTCCGTGATGGCGATCCACGACGGGACCAACACTGCGGTCAACGTCACGGTGGGCAGCATCACGACGTCTGGCTTCATCGTGTATCACAACGCGGGCGCATCAGTGCTCATCCGGTGGATCGCGACCGGCTACTGAAGACCTATTCGCAGCAACTGGCCCCGCATTGTCGGGGCCTTTTCTTTTGGAGGATTGAGAATGCCGCCGATCATGAAGGGTTGGACCCTCGACAAGCATTTCCCGGTAGCGATGGCTGCGGGCCTCATCTTGCAGACCGCGGTTATCGTGTCGTGGGGGCAGCAGAAATACGACAACCTCGACAGCCGCGTCTCGGCACTCGAGAAATCTGATGACGGGCAATCCGACTACGGCAACCGCATCACCGTCCTCGAACAGAAGTTTGAGTTCATCGCCGACGCGGTGGGCGACATCCGCAACGACATCAAGGCCCTCTTGCTGCACCAGCAGAAGGCGGAGACGAAGCCGTGAGGACGTCGAACGAAGGCCTCGCCCTGATCAAGGCCAGCGAAGGCCTGCGCCTGAAAGCATACCCGGATCCCGGCACCGGCGGTGAGCCGTGGACGATCGGCTACGGCACGACGAGCGGCGCTGGCGTGGGCAAGATCACGAAGGGCATGACGATCACACAGGCGCAGGCCGAGAGCATGCTTGTCCGGTCGCTCGACGCCTACGAGCGCGGGGTGATGAAGGTACTGGCCAAGGTTCCAGCGCAGCACCAGTTCGATGCGATGGTGAGCCTCGCGTACAACATCGGTGTTGCCCGCTTCGCCAGCTCCACAGTCGTGAAGGCCTTCAACGCTGGTGACTTCGCCCGCGCCGCCCAGGCCTTCCTCGCATGGAACCGGGCCGCCGGCCGCGTGATGCCTGGCCTCACCAAGCGCCGCATGGCCGAGCGCGCCCTCTTCCTGAAACCCGACGCGGCGGCCAGCGCCCCGCCCGCCGGTAACCCCAAGGCGCAATAGGAGACCACGACATGGACACGATCCGTGCGTTCTTTCAGAAATATGCCAACGTGCTTGCCACCATCTCCACCCTGCTCTCTGGCCTGACGATCTGGCTGGGGCAGCAGGGGTGCCTCTCGACCGGCGACCTCGCGGCGACCTGTTCCATCCCCTGGCTTCCCGCCTCATGGATGCCGGCCATCACGATCGCCTTCATCGCGGCGTCGCTGATCGCCAGGGCTGTCCGTCCTGGCGGCTTCCTGCGCGGCCTCCTCGGCGAGACTGCTGTCGTGAGCCCGACGTCGGCGGTCGGCACCGTGACCCCGGCCCAGGTCGCCAGCAAGTGAGGATCTACCTCTGGCTCGGCGGGGCGGCCCTCTTCGGAGTGGCCGCCCTGGCGGTCTACGGGGCGTTCAACTCCCCGTCCTTCGTGGCTGGCCTCACCGCGCTGGCGGTGGCGCTGGCCGCCAAGGCCGTCATCCCCGTGATCACCAAGCGCAACTCGGCAGATGTCGAGGCCCGCATGGCTGAATGCTACCGCCGCGGCGGGACGTGGGACAACTTCAAGAAGCGATGCAAGGATTAAGCGACAGTAACCGAAAGGGCTAAACATGGCCGGTACGACCCTGTCTGACGAGCAGTGCCTGGAACGACTGCACGCCTACAAGACCTTCGGCTCACTCAAGGCAGCGAGCGAGGCGACCGGCATGAGCCGGCAAGCCATCCGTCATGCCGTCGAGGCGTGCCGGGCCCGGGGGCTGGACGCCGCTAAGTCCAATCTCGAATTCCCTGATTTTCCGGCGGACGACGTGCCGATCGACAAGCTGCTCGACATGGCCGAGGAGCGGTCACGGCTCCGCAAGGCCAGCTATGACGCCCACGCCTGGTTCCCGGTGAAGGTCAAGGATGACCGCCCGATCGGCATCCTGTGGTTCGGTGATCCCCACCTTGATGACGGCGGCTGCGACTGGGGGCTTCTGCGCCGTCATGCCCACCTCTGCAAGACCACGCCCGGCCTCTACGGGGCGAACATAGGCGATACGACCAACAATTGGGCGGGACGCCTTGCGGCCCTCTACGCCAAGCAGGACGCATCGGTGAAGACGGCCCGCCGCTATGCGTCCTGGTTCCTCCTCGAAAGCGGCATCACCTGGCTGCTGTGGCTGATCGGAAACCACGACCAGTGGGGTGACGGCGCTGAGATCCTCGCCATGATGGCAGCGAAGCACAAGACACAGAAGATCGTCACTCACGACTGGGAAGCGCGCTTCGTCCTGCAGTTCAAGAACGGCGCGGAGTTCCGCATCAACGCGGCCCACGACTTCGCCGGCAACTCGATGTGGAACCCGTTGCACGGCACGGTGAAGGCCGCAAAGTTCGGCGACAAGGTGGACCTCCTGGTCTGCGGGCATCTCCACAACTGGGCGATTTCGCAGTGGGAGATGGCCGAGAAGGGCACGATCCCGGTGATGATCCGGGTGAAGGGCTACAAGACGAACGACGACTATGCTCGCAAGCTTGGCCACTACGAGCAGAAGGAGGGCGCAGCCATCCTCACGATCATCGACCCGCGGGCAACCACGCCCGCCGGCCGTGTCACCGCCTACGCTGACATCGAGAACGGGGTGGAATATCTGAAATGGTTGCGCTCAAAAAGCTGAAGCCCGCCCTGGTCGAGTGGCATGACATCCTCGACGGCGGCGGCGAATGGCAGGATGACGACGGGAAGCTGGCTCCGGTGACCGTCTACACGGTCGGTTTCATGTTGTCGAAGGGGCCGAAGCACATCGTGCTGGTGCGTGACTATTTCGACCACGAGGGGAAGCGCACCCTGGGCGGCAGGCTGGCGATCCCCAGCGGCTGTATCGTGAAGATCACGAACCTCTAGTGGTCCAGCTGCTCGTTGAATTTCTGGATGGTCTTGCGCGTGGCCTCGATCCCGTCCAGGTCGACGAGGTCGCCGAGGGCGACCTCAAGGACAGAAATCAGCAGCTTGCGGCGCCGTTTCCTGACGGCCTCCTCTGAGACGCGGTCAAGGTTCACGGCTTCCCCTTCAGCGCGCGGATGGTGTCAACGATAGACAGACTCTTGAAGCCATGGTGCTCCAACTCCAGCGCCGCTTCCTCCAGCGTGGCGGAGCGGATGAGGTCGGTGGCGGCGGCAGCGACTTCGTAGCGTGGCCTGCCCTTGCTGGTGTCAATGATATACTTAACCTTCTCCACCAGCGCGGCGCGGTCAGCGGTCATTCCCATCGTGTTTTATCCCATTCGGCTACGTTTATTTCCTGTTCCTTCGTCGCGAGGGCGACGCGGGCAAATATCCCTACGCCAGATATAACGTGCCGCATGTTCGATGCAGACACAGCGCCAAGGGACAGACCAGCCTCCTTTAGAACATCAT